AGCTTCATAAGCACTTTTAATTTCACTGTTAGTCTGATCAGAAGTTGCGTTAGACTCAATATTAGAAAGCTTAGTTTCTTCAGCAGTTGTATACGAAGCTGTTGTATTATCCAACACAGTATCGTGTGCTTGAACGCTTACTCCAATATCGCTGCTTTGTAAAGCACTATCAGCCGTATCACCTTGGGCAGAGGTTGCAAAGCCTGTACTATCAATACCATCTAAGGTATCCGCATCAATGTTAAGAGCGTCAATATCTATTTTAGTCTGATCAGCAGTCGCGTTAGCTTCAATATTAGAAAGCTTGGTCTGCTCTGCATCACTGAACTCATTGGTATCAAGGTTAGCTTCATAAGCAATCTTGATTTCACTATCAGTCTGATCAGAAGTTGCATTGCTTTCTATGTTGTCTAGTTTACTCTTATCAGAAGAAGATAGAACACCAGCTTGTGTTATGGTAGCAGCGTCTACTGTAGCGTCAGTTCCTGTAGTACTTGTTACAACAATATCACCAGCATTGTAGACAACACCTACATCTGTACCAACATTAACTTCAGCGCCTGCTTCAATACCCAATAATTTACTTTGCTCTGCATCACTGAACTCATTAGTGTCAGCATTAGCTTCATAAGCAATCTTGATTTCACTATTAGTCTGATCAGCAGTAGCGTTAGCTTCAATATTAGAAAGCTTAGTCTGTTCAGAATCGCTGAACTCATTAGTATCAGCGTTAGCTTCATAAGCAATCTTGATTTCACTATCAGTCTGATCAGAAGTTGCGTTAGACTCAATGTTGTTCAGCTTAGTTACCAGTACCGGAAGACCATCTACGTTAGCAATAGCGTGGTTGTGGCTGTCGTCTTCAACTTCAACAGTAAGTGTTGCATTCCCAAGATCAGTAAAAGTAGCAACACCTGAAACGTCTCCGTCAAGTGTTAATATTGGGTCAGGTAAATTCGTAAAGTTAGGGAAGTCTAGGTAATAGGTTCCCTCTTGAGCATCAAGTAAATCCGCGTCAAGTCCGTTGCCAGCACCAACATCAGCCAGTGCAGCACTTCCTAAATCATCTGTAGTCAGTGTTTTAATTTCCCAAACAGCAGCGCCAACTGTAGCGTCAAGACACAACCAAACTTCTGTGCTTGAATTGTTAAGCCACTTAGACAGTACAGAGTAACCCTCAGATGAGTCGTTATTAACTGTAGGGTCGCCGGTTGCAGTCAGATTATTTAAAACCCTAAAAGCATACTGGCTGTGTGGATCAGCAGCATCTAGGTGAGCTTGCAGGCCACCATCTAGAACTAAACTCTGTGCAGATCTTGACTTCGTAACACCATCTTGCACAAGTGGTATAATTTCTGTACCATCTAGTGGATCAGCTCCCGGTAGTTCACTGATCCGAACTTCACCTAATGTTGCCATTTTTATTTCCTCGTTTAATTTACTTAAAATTATAGCGGCACCGGAGTGCCGTTATTCTATTCGTTGTCTTGTTATAACATTACCCGCCGGGGCCGACTGCGACACCAAAGACGGTGCTCGTATTGCTTGTGGGACTCCATACCTGCTGATTACCGTCTGAATCTATTTTCCTGACGGTGCTGTCAAAACTTCCGCTGTACACATTACCAGAGGAGTCAACTGCAACGGCGTAAGCAGTGCTTGTGTACCCAGTGAAGCTCCACACCTGTGCGCCACTTGAATCTATCTTTCTGACGGTGCTGTCAAAACTTCCGCTGTACACATTACCAGAGGAGTCAACTGCAATCCCCCCGACGGTGCTTGTGTGCCCAGTGAAGCTCCACACCTGTGCGCCACTTGAATCTATCTTTCTGACTGTGTCGTCTTGACTAGCACTGTACACATTACCAGAGGAGTCAACTGCAACGGCGTAAACAGTGCCTGTGTGCCCAGCGAAACTCCAGACCTGATTACCGTCAGAATCTATCTTTCTGACTGTGTCGTCTTGACTAGCACTGTACACATTACCAGAGGAGTCAACTGCAACGGCGTAAACAGTTCTTGTGTGCCCGGTGAAACTCCAGACCTGATTACCGTCAGAATCTATCTTTCTGACTGTGTCGTCTTGACTAGCACTGTACACATTACCAGAGGAGTCAACTGCAATCCCCCAGACGGATTCTGTATGACCTGTAAAACTCCACACCTGATTACCGTCAGAATCTATCTTTCTGACTGTGTCGTCTTGACTAGCACTGTACACATTACCAGAGGAGTCAACTGCAACAGCAAGCACCGCGTTTGTGTGCCCGGTGAAACTCCACACCTCAGTGCCGCTTGAGTTAATTTTATTGACTGTGGCGTCACTGCTACCGCTGAATACAAAAATCTCAACAGGATCTGGTGGGTTCAATCCACCGTACTCTGTTATTATTCTTTCATACTCTTCTGTTGTTATTTGTATTCCGTTGAGAACTATTCTCTCGTTCACCCCAATGTACGGTCTCAGGTAGACAATTTCTCTTACCTTCCCGTTGAAGTGTCCGTAAACATCCCCTACGTTAGTTGTAAAACTTCCTCCAATTCTCATATCAAAGTATCTGATATTTGTTTGACCAAACGGCCCTGTAATGGCTGCGAACCTATTTTCATTATCTATAGCGAAGTAAACACCTTCTGGTGTATAAGAAATATTTGCTACAATTGAACTTGATGTTGCTTGTGTAATAAGAGCCTCGTAACTCTCTGAAACACCCCACTCAGTTCTTAATTTCCAATAAGTATCTTCTCTGAAGAGTACAATCTTAATGCCTTGGCCTTCAATAATAAAAGCAGCTTCAGTTTCAGTTCTGTTGTCATGAGTAAGAGCAATCCGAAAAGTACCTTGGCTGTCATTTACTTCAAGACCCCAAGTATGGGTAAGAACTTCATTAGGTCCATTTATACAAAGACCTAGAGGCTCTTGTGAAGACTCCTCGTAACCAAATCTTGGTTCATCAATATCTGCTGTTTGCTCGTCACCATTTTCATCAAAGTATGTGTCTGTGTATGGTCTTGTTAGCGTGAAAACTTGTTCAAAAGATTGCGCTGTTAGTGGTTCCGCAGTAGATCCTCCTGTGCCGAATACAAACTGTTCATAAGTCTGTGCTTCAAAGCTACCAGAAAATGTGATAGGATCTTGGAAAAGAACCCCAACACCCAGAGGTCTACCTAAAAATCTATTAGCAAGTGCTATTTCATCTAGACCGGGAAAGACTGCTTTTTCAGGATCGTTGTAATCTCTTCCAATACTTATTGTAATAGATGCAGCACCTTCTGCGTAATCTGGTGGAACTTCTTCTTGATAGTCAATAGTATCAACACCAAATAAAAGTCTAACACCATCATTAAATGAAGTTATGTTTGCTTTTGTTGTGTTTTTTATGACAGTTAGTCGCAAAAGTCTTCTGTACTCTGTGTCAGTTAACTCACGAATACCAAGTAGGCTATCTTTAACACCCTTCCAAGGACCAAAAGTTCTTTCAGTGTCTGCAACTTCCTTATAAGGTGATGCACCAGTAGCACCTTGGAAACCAAAGTATCTAATGATAACACTGTCAAATAGCTGCCTAGGTTGACCAAGAATACGACCTATTACATCTAGTTGTTCGCCTTCAGCAAAGTCTAGACTTCTTTTTTGAATAATGTCTTTTATTACTAGTTGAAGTTCAACACGACCTTGGATTAAAAGTTGTAGATACCTGTTAAAGATGTCTCGGTCTTTAAACTGAGTAGTCGTAAGCTCTGTAGCTTGCGCTAGATAATCGTTTTCTTGGAAAGGGGTTTCCTCTCCTTCATAAACTGCAATAGGTGTAGAGTCAATCATGCCAGAACAACCTCAATATTACCAATCTCTATTTTTGCTACTTGATCAAAGTTAATAACAATGTTAGAGGTTCCTGAAGGACTCACAGAGTCTCCAATGAACAGTGAATTTACCTCATGACCCGGAATTGAGTTAATAGGCGTGTACAATCTGGAGTAGACAACATTCTGACCCACTGTTGACTGAGACTTGATGTAATCAAATAAGGCAGACCTTAACTGTTCTGCGCCGTTAGGTGGAAAGCTACTGTCTGTCTGTACTTCCAAACTTATATAAATATCTTGGAAAGTAGGTCTCTGGTAGTTAACTTCCTTTTGATTGTTGAAAATATCTGTGATAAGATATGTACTATTCCCAAAGGTTTTAATACCTGCTGGTCTGTTTGACCAGATAATCCTTGCAATCTCAGACTCTAGGCCACCCCGAATAAGAACCATAAATGCATGTGGGGGAATTCCTTTGGCATCAACACTAGTAGTCAGGTTCTCATAAATAATAACATCACTTACACCTGATAAGGCCCGTAGGTCGGAAGTAAGTGCCTCAAGTATGTTTGCACCTCTTACAAACTTAGACTGGTTAAACCTAGTCCTCAACTGTGTATCTGTCTCTCTTAAAGACCCAACACCCGCAGATTCAAATTGATTGATTGAATTCCAACCAAAAACTGGTGTAGATATTGTATCAATAGTTCCTGTGTTCTGCTCAATAGGTCCGGCCAGTGTTGATTGTGATGTTATTCCCTTCGTAACAGAAGAGAAAAATAACTCCGACGATACACTGTAGCTAGTTTGAGTAACAAGGTCATCAGCAATAACATTGAGAACAGCGCCGGTTACAGTAGCTGTCAGCACACTGCCGTAGTTATTGTTAACAACGTCTCTCAAACCATTTAGAATAGCGACTTCAGTTGCACCAGAACCGGCAGAAGTAAATGTAAGGTCTACAGAGTTTGTGCCATCGTTGTAGGTAATCGTGTAATCTGTTGCATCAACTACTGTCTGAATCTTAGTGGAGAAACCAACGACATTGTTTTCATCTAACACAACGTCAGTAGGTATTTCAAACCTGTTGTTTGTAAAGCTTGAGCTTACTAGGCTCCCCGCAGAAATTGTTGTATTAAAAGCTCCTACAAGTAACAGCCTTGCTGTGGAGTTTGTTGCACCACGACGAACAATACCTGACAAAGACACTAGGTTATCTAGTGCAATCCCTGAAGCAGAGTTTGGGTCAAAAGAAGAGTATACTTGCTGCAACGTCTCCCACAAGTCTGCTTCAGACGGTGTTACAAGCCCAATCAATCTACCAACAGTAGATGCGTCACTTGTGTCTAGAACTTCGTCCTCTGTAACAAGATCACTAAATATAGCGGTAGCTTCTTTCC